GGTTTGACCAGTTCACCATCATGCTAATGCCTGGTGAGCACTTCATTGATAACCGTCCTGGTGTTGGTGACGTGTCACTAATTGATGTATTTGGTTTTGATGATGCAAACAATGAGTGGACTGATAACAGCATCCTAGATCTGTCTAATCCAGACAACATCTTCTATAAGTTTAACAACACTGAGGGTGGTGCAATCATCCCTCGTGGTACTTCTCTTGTCGGTTATGACCTTCGTAGAACGATGGTCAAACCTCTGTATGTTCCCGATCCTGCAGACTCCAGAGAACCACGTTCTGCTATCTTCAATGTAACTGGTGGTTGTTACTTCTGGCAGTTCACCATTAAGGACGGTGAGACAACTTCACTGTCTCCTCTCTACAACCCTAACGCTGCTGTACCTAGCGGTGAGGTATACTATTCTAAGGATGACTTCACTAAGAAGACTGCTCCTAACTACTCTCACCACAAACTAACTGTATTCGAGTATGCAGACAAAGAAGAACTGCAACTCCTCTATAGAAAGATTGCAAGGGCATTCTCTGCATTCCAACCTCAGATCAACCAACCTGGAGAGTTTGATGTAAGAGTTCAGGAGAACAGAATTGTAGGTCCACTGTCTGACTCTAGAGCAATCGAAAGTCTACAGTTTGACGATGCTACATCTGACCCTGCTATCCCTGGTTCTAACGTAAGAGTTACTGTAACAACTAAGGTTGATCACGGTTACTTTGCTGGTCAGTCTGTTGCTGTTCTCAACACAGACATTGATGACAAACTAGAGGGAACCTTTAACATTGCTACTATCGACCCAACAGATGGTAGAAAGTTCACTTACTTTGTATTTGGTGAAGTAGTATCTACCATTGGTCCTGGTTCTAACGCAGGTGCTAGTGGTATTTCTCCTGGCGATGTACTTGACATTACTTCTTCTCCTGCACTAGGACAGAACGCACTGACTCTCGCGGAAGTTGACTCAGTTGAATCCGCATCTCCGTATGTCTTTAACTGCTCTATCCGCTCTACCTGGGGTATTTGCGGAATCTGGGCAAATGGTCTTAAGGCAACAGGCTTTAAGTCCATGGTTATCGCGCAGTACACGGGTGTTTCACTCCAGAAGGACGACAGAGCATTCATCCGTTACGACGAGTTCACCAATACATTCAATCAAGCATCACTTAAGGATGCATTTGATAGCATCCCTTATCACACCAAGGGTGATTCTTTCTGGAAAGATGAGTGGCGTAACTTCCACGTTCGTGCATCTGAAGATGCATTCATCCAGAACGTTTCTATCTTCGCTGTTGGTTTCGCTGATCACTTCCTGATGGAGTCGGGTGGTGACATGTCGATCACCAACTCTAACTCCAACTTCGGTAACACCTCACTACACGCAATCGGTCACAAAGGATTTGCATTCAACAGTGACAAGGGTGGATACATTGACTCTATCATCCCACCACAGGCGATTGAGACAACCGATAAGAAGATTAACTACTATCCATTCAACATCCCTGCTATGCTCAAGGGTGTTGAGGGTATCCAAACCGAGTCGTTTGGAACTCTAGTATACAACAATACTAGACTATACTTAGATTCTAATGATGACGCACTAAATCCTGCCAAGCGTCCTGCTGTATCTATTGATGGATACAGACTAGGTGCAAGACAGGGTGAATTGATCTACACCAAGTTAGAAAAAGCATACGATGGTGATGATCAACAGTACAGTGCAGAACTAGAACCATCTGGTTTCATCAAGTATATTGCTAAACCAGATATTCTTGCACCTTCTGGTGGTACAATTGACAACCTTTCTCTTGACGCTGCTAACCTCATCGAGGCAAACAGAACATTCTTCCAAGAAGAAGTCTTTGGATATGTTCTAGAGAAGTACCCAAATCTTCAGCAGATTTCATATGTTAACCCTGGTCTAGATCCAGAGTCTAACCGTTACCAAGATGCTCGTAATCTAATTCTCTCTAACAGAGATGAGATTATTGACTCAGCATACAACTCAATGTATACTGCATTTGGTCCTGCTGGTGAGAACAACGCTCAGTTCCTTGCTGGTAACGATGAGACTAAGTGTAAGCGTGACATCGGACATATTGTTGATGCTATTGCAGAAGACCTCAGAGATGGTGGTAACAGCAATATCATCAACGCTACTAAGTTCTACTTCAATCCAGATGGAACACCACTAGCAAATGGTCTAGTTGGCGAAGAAAGATTTGCTGTCTTTGCATTCAAGAGAGCTCGTGATCTCTGCAAACTAGCAATTGCTAACCTATTGACAGTAACTGATACTACTGTTACTGTTGACCCTGCAAATACTCAGGACTCATACTATACTCCTAGCGATGCAACATATGATCCTGCAACGGGTCTGTTTACTGTAACCATTGGCAACCATAACTTCACAACTTCTAATGAAGTTGAGTTGACTGTAGATGGATTTACATTTACTTGTGACATGGATAGCAACCAGTCACAAAAGACATATCCTCGTGCAACTGACCCAGCAGCAAATACAACACTATCTGTTATTAGTGTAACTGACACCACACTTACTGTAAATGTTGGTGCTTCTGCTGCTGATCAAGTATGGCAACCATCTGCTGCAGACTACAATGCAGCAACAGGTGATATGGAAATCACCATTGGTGCTCACACACTAACTCCTGGTGAGGGTGTTGTTCTTGCAGATAATTCATTTACATTTACATGTGATCAAGACGGATTTACAACTCAGCATACATATCCTCGCCCTGGTCAAGATCCTTGGGCAGGTAAGTCGATCACTATTGATTCGGTAACTGCTACATCAATCACTATTAATGTTGGTGATGGTGGCACTGCTTCTGGATCCACTCACCAATTTGTAAGTGCTACTGCAAACGCAGTGCAGCACCTACCACAGTCTGCTCACACATTCATTGCTGCTGCAACTAATGCATTAAGAGTTACTGGTGGTGCATCTGATAATCTTGCTGGTCGCTATAAGGATGCTCGCAACCTAATTCAAGCAAACAAAGCAGACATGATCAGTGCTGCTATTGCTGCAATTCAAGCATACAACCCATCATTTGTATTCCCTGGTGGTAGCACAACTAAGTGTGAGCGTGACCTTGGATTGATTGTTGATGCTGTTGCACAAGACCTCTGGTTTGGTGGTAATGAGTATTCACTTGCTGCTATTGAAGAGTATTTCAACAATAACTCTCTCATTTCAAATGGTGTTGATGGTGAAGTATCAGAGACTATCATTGCATTGAATAAACTGCAGGATCAGATGAACCTTGCAGTTAACAATCAACTTGCAAACACTGATCTAACTATCACTCTAGATGCTGCTGGTGATCCTGCTATTGTTTCTGATAGTCATGCTGATGCATTCAACCTGATTACAGCAAACAAGAAGTTCATTGCTAAGGAAGCATATGAGCGCATGAAGGATGTATATTCCAACACTCAATATAGTTGGAATCCTACTGGAACTCTTGGTTGGACACCTCGCCCTGGTCAGACTGAGCAAGATTGCTTAGATGATGTTTACAACGTACTAGATGAACTACTATACAACCTTAAGTTTGGTGGTAATCATAAAGCATATGACTCTGGTGAAATCTATGTAACTAACATCTTCAATGGTGAGGCAATTACTTCATTCCTAGATGAAGAGCGTGATGAGGCAGCAAGAGTCTTTGCTGAGGCAAAGGATATTGCTATTGATGTTATGCGTAACATCGTAGTCATCCCAACTAACTGGACGCCTACAGGTGATGAAGCACAGACCAGAGACCTTACCATTATTCTTGATACAAACAATCCAACCTGTTCTAATATTGAAGCAGCACTTGATACTCTCTTCGGTATTATCACTCAGGCTATTGGAACTGATGCTGGTGTAGGAAACCTCAGTGGTATTACAAGAACTGTACCTGCACAACCAACAACATATGTTGAGGGCAACTGCTCTGATGTTCTTAACACCATTGATAACCTAGTCGGTCTAATGATCGATGCATTGTATGCTGGTAACCTAGATGGTGTCCCTGCAGTTAACAATGGTAACTGGGATTGTGCTAACGTAAGAGGAACAATCCATACTCTAACTGACATCATTGTAGATGCGATCGAATCTTCATCGCTAACTGGTCTTCCTCCTGTCACATCTGGAGACTTCACTGTTAATGCACAGATCTCCAAGTGCTACAGAGACGTTGGTATTATTACTGACGCAGTTATCAATGACTTGCGTTTTGGTGGCAACCTCAACACTATCCAGGCTGGTGAAGCATACTTCATTGGTAACAACCTAGAGTATATTGATGGTGAGAAGAACGAGACTCTAGATGCATGGGATGCAATCAGACATCTTTCCATCTCTGCTCTACGTAACCATACCACTCAGGTAAATGGTTGTGTACTAACAAATGGTAGTGCAATTATTGATGTTGGAACCAACACTGGTCTAACCATTGGCATGAGAGTTGAGCAGTATGATCCTAATGACTTTAGCGTTGATGCTCAACTACTTGATAATAGAAACCCAATCTACACCAACATCCCTGAAAATACTTATATCAAGAAGAAGATTGGTAGCACACAGATTGAACTTGGTGTAGAGAATGCCAGACTAGACACTGGTGCTACTGTTCCTGTCATCGGTCCTGGTGGCAACAACATCACTCTTTACTTTACCCTAGAGAAGGGACAGTGGGCAGACACTCTACCTACAACTGATCCTTCAATCTCTACTAGCAACGCAGGTTATCCTGAGTGTGCTGGTGTAGCATCTGCTGTTGATACTTTAATCGATAACATCACCACTATCATTAACAATGGTATTGGTTCTGTTGACCTCGTAGAAGCAACTGCAACCTCCTCTGATTATGCAACCAGATCAACCGTCTTCACGATTGATATTGATGGCACTGGTTCACCTAACCCCCATAAGTTTGAGACTGGTACTGCTGTAAGACTTGTACCACGTCCACGCTGGGATGCTGAGGCAGGTAAGTATGTTGAGGTTGATAAGCGTTTGGTAAGACTACCTAACGGATTTGAAACCAACAGAACTTACTATGTAATTGCTCCTGGTAGAAAGACTGCTCCATACGATTACTCTGGTACTGCTCTATTTGATGGCAGTGATCAGACTAAGATTATGCTTGCAGAGACCAAAGCAAATGCTGCTGCTGGTATCTACCTTTACTCATCTGAATCTGATACGATTGATGAGAACGTAGAAATCGATATCTACAAGTTTGTACTCGATGAGAAGTATGATCTTGACACCTATAAGTGTCAACTAGATGTTGCTGTTGCTGGTGGAACTGCAGTTACTGGTGGTATTGTTGCTAACGTTGCACACATCTTTGATGTTCCTAACGCTAGCACCACACCTCAAAGAGTATTCTTCAGAAAGATTGATGAATCTACCCCACTACCACTACTTGCAGCAAATCTACAAGGTGACAATGCACTAGCAAACCAGAATGATTCTACTGCTGGTGTTGCAGATGAAACTGGTAGACTCAACCCAGAGTTTGAATTCTATACACGTTATGTTGTCAGTCTAGACAAACCAAACAAAGTATTCTGCATCTATAAGACTCATGCAGATGCAATCAATGACACAAATAGAATCACTTTCCAGCAACTAAGTGATGCACAGTTCGTTGCTTATGCTAACAAGGCACAGACTCCATTTGCATTCGACCCAAGAGGACTAGAATACTCTAACAGTGAGACTGGTAGATGGTATATCAAGGTCAAGGATACTTCTAGTGATGCAAATGCACTGGATGTTAGAAGAGAAAGTATCCTCTGGAGAATTGGATACAATGGTGATGTACGTACATCTCCTGATCCTAAGACTAACGATTCCTTCTATCAACGTCAGGAAGATAACAGAGATAAAGATGACAGAACATATAAGATTCGTTATGTCATTCCTAACTATCTTGAGGGTGTTAGAGATCCTATCAATGGATTCGTTCTTAAGACAAGGACTGACTCTACACGTAGACTAAGACCTCAGAGAATCCTATTGAAGCCTGCACCTGGCAACTTCAAGTCCGATGCATTCTTCCAGAACGATAGAAACCCAGGTGAAAGAATTGGATGGACCAGTAATCAGATCATCCAAAACCTAGGAACTATCAATAATGCCTACGATCCATACCGTAGAGACATTACTGGTGCTGGTATTGACTACAGAAAGAGAATCACTACAGACAACAATGTCACCATGACTGTACAGTCAGGTAGACTAAGAGATCTCGATGGTGATACTTACCTAGAACTTAACGTATATGATTACGAACCAAACCCAGAGATCCTTGCACTAAATGGTTCTTCATTCAGAACTGTTAAGATCACCGCTCCTCAGGGTGGACTGTTTGAAATCAATAAGTCTATCGGTAGCGGTGTTCCTACTGATCCACACTACATTACATGGTCTGGTTATAGTTCTGGTTCTGCATATGTTCATGCGTATACTAACGTTGGATCTGATCACTACCTAATCATTAAGGGTGATACCATTGATGGTAACCTAATCTTCTCCCCATATGCTAACACCAGATTCCAGCAGGGTGGCATTTATGCTGACCTCCTAGATGATCCAGATATGGGTAAGTCTCTACCACTCAAGAGACTGATTGAGAAAGGCGAGGATGACCTATTCTACAAGCAGAATGGAGCACCTGTATATACTGTCACCCCTGGTGATATTATCAAGGAAGATGGATCTGAGAACAGATACGTTGTTGCTTCTGTTGAGGATGCTGGTGAGATTGATGACACCTTCTACATCTTTGACATCGAGACGCTACAACGTCGTATTCCACAGCAGCAAGATGGTATCTATTATCTAACTGCTATCCGTGGTAACATCTCACCACTGCCTCTAGGTGCTGGTAACCAAAACAACTTCCGCAACTTTAAGTTCTCACAACCAATTTCTTATCTGTATCCACAGAACTATAAGAACGATCCATATTGGTTCACACATGCTGGTACAACCAGCAGTGAGAAAGCATATGCACAGGGTCTGATTGATCCACCAGCAACATACTCTGCTGCTGATAACTATGTACATGGTTTGGTTAGAACTAACGATTCTAAGTCTTCGATGACTAAAGAATCTGTCCTTGATCTAATCGAAACTCCTGCATTTACTCGTAACACTTTCACTGGTGACAATGCTATCGCAGCACAGGAAGGTAATGCTTCTGCTGGTGCTGAAGATAGACAGATTCCTCTTGCTGGCGACAGTGAGGTATTTGTTGACCAGAAGTGGTACGTTGAACTTCGCAGACCATCTATCGCTCGTGCTGGTAACCACACGTTTGAATACCTTGGTTTCGGTCCTGGTAACTACTCCACAGGTCTCCCAGCACGTCAGGAGATCGTCCTAACAGCGACTCAGGACTACTATGCTCAGGCGAAGCGTCAAGACGGTGGTATCGTCTTCTACACGGGTATTAACTCCAATGGTGAACTATACATTGGTAACCGTAAGATCAATGCTATCACTGGTGAGGAAGAGTTCTTAGAAAGAGCAGCACTGATTGACTCTGATGATGATGAGGATGATATCAGTTCACTCGTTACCACCTTCGAGGTTCCTGTAACATTCAACCAGAATATTACAGTCAACGGTGGTGAAGGAGAACTGGTAAGCAACTTCAACTCACCAGTCACAATCAACGTTAATAATAGTGATCTAACCCTACAAGATTCTCCACTGATTATTCTTTCTAACGTTGATCTAGAGAATCCTGATGGTTCTGCAAATGATCCTACCCTTGATAGAACTGCATTTGCTCCACGTCAGAGCGGTGACATCTTCATTGGTAAGAATGAAATTAAGGCAGCACAGTTCATCCTCAACGCTAGAAAGAATGGACAGTCTTATAAGTTCCAGACACACACTGCACTAGAACTTCAAGGTCCAACACCTTCTAACGTAACTCCTAACCAGTCTACTCTATACAGTGCTGGTCTAGGTGGATCTGCACTCGATAGTAAGCAGTATGTTAAGTATGGTACATCTTCTCAGTTTGTACTACCACAAGATGGTGACATTCTATTCAAAGGTGACTCTGTTGAAAGGTCTGGTTCACTTGGTTGGATCTATGCAAACTACTTCACTGCTATTGCAAATGAAGAGATCTTTAGAATTGAGTTCAATGGAACAACTGCAGTCAAGATTGTTTGGAACGTTGTAAACCAAGTACAGGTAACTAACGCTTCTCTTGGCATTAGGGAAACTTCTGCTATTAGAATTGACAACTTCTATCCAGTTGGAACTCTAAACGGCACATTTAATATCATCAGTCCTGTTATTGGTGGTATCCCTGATAACTTTGATCCTAATGGCACCTATTGTTATATCAAGGTAGGTGAGACTGTCTCTGGTGTATCATATGATAACGATGGTGATGGTAATGTAGATGCTCCTGTAACCAATCCAACCTGGCAGAATGTTGTTTCTAATGCTGGTTCTGCAATTAACGGTAGCACACCTGCTCCAACAATGGAGTTCTCTACTGCTAACTGGAAGGAAGTTGGTGTTCTAGGTGGTGAGGCACTGAGAACTAAGACTGAGACTATTGGTGATTACAGACTGGGTATCAACACTGTTGCTGCTTCTGCACATAGTGCATACGAGACAGCATTTGTTGATGTACACACAGATCCTAAGGCAAACCTAGATGTTGTTGGTACTGCTTGGATTACAGGTAAGAGTGTACAGAACTACCTAAATGAGCCTGCAGGTTCATTGATTGCTAAGACTGCAACTGGTGAGCGTAATGCTTTCTGGGTTGGTGGTGATAGAGATAACCCTGACGCTACTGCAACACTCAGAGTTGCTACAGATCTACAGAGAGTTGGTATTAATGTCTCTTCTTCTGATGCTATCCTTGACAAGACACTTACTGTTGATGGTGAAGTTAGATTCACTCAGACTCTAACAATTGATAACGGTATCATTGATACTCCAAGCAATTCATTCACCCTTGCTCCTACATCTACTGATGTTAACCTATTCCCTGAGGCAGTTACACTGTCTATTGCTAATGACTATGATGAAGTAGCACAGCAGTCTATCAACATTGGTAACTCTTCTCTATCACAGATTGTCAAGATTGGTGATGATGCTGGTAGTTCACTGCTTTATATCCACAGCAACTCACAGAACTCTGTAGTTGATATCGGTACAGTTGCTAGCAACGTTGCATATAACTCACAGATCTTTATGGGTGGTGCGTTTGCTAATCCAAACTCACTATTCAACATCCGTAACGCAAGACTGAAAGTTGATGGAGACCTACAGATTGGTACACCTTCTACAGGTACTACCAGGATGTATTCATTCACTCCAAGACTGGAGTTGTTTAGTGCTTCTGGTGGATCTAATGAAGTTGACCTCTGCCGTACAGCGTCTACCTTATCAATCTCTGCTGACGCAGGTACAACAACGATCAACAACAGTCTATATGTTAAGGCATCTGAAAGAGTTGATGGTAACATCACACTATTTGGTGGTCTGTCTGCTGGTAATATCACAGCAACTAGAGGTATCTTCGGTACATCTGTACAGTCACACCCAATTGGTGGTCTAGCTAACCTCAACATTGACATCTACAAGCGTGTTGAAATTAATAAGTCGATCGACTCCCAAGGTAATACACAGTGGGGTGGACCAACTTTCATTGAGAATGCTGCTACTAATACATATTTCTTACCATTAAATGAACCCATTGGTGCTGCTGATATTCTAATCGGTGATTTAATCCTAATCGATAGAGAACAGGTAGATGATCAGGCATTCTGTGAAATTGTAAGAGTTGTTGATATTCTTAACCCATCGATCACTGATACTAGCATTGATCCTGATGGTATCAGAATTGAGGTTGAGAGAGGACAAGAAGGAACTACTCTGAGAGTTGATCATCCTGACAACTGCCCAATCACTAAACTTACCAAGCAGGAAAATGTAAGTTACACCACCAGTGTTGTTCCTAATGGAACTGCTCTAGATGTTGTAACAATCACTACCGCAGAGTTTGGTGGTTCAATCAACCCAACTGATATTCTAAGACTATCTGACACTGAACTATTCAACGTTGATTCTGTTGCTTCTGACGCTAATAATATTCAGGGTCTGAGAGTAAATGATGGTGCTGAACCAACAGCATTCACAGTCTTTGAGGTTCTATCTACCACAGGTCAGACCACAATTGAAGGTCCAACTGAAGTCAGAAATGACATCCTACTCACTGGTACTACTTCTAACAACGATAGAAAACTAACCATCACTGATGGTACTAACGTAACGTTTGAAGTTGATGCTGCTGATGGTGATACCAAACTACTTGGAGATCTAAGCGTTGGTGCTGGATTTACTGAGTTCATGGTCGAAGGAGCCACTGGAACACTTACCATGAATGGTGGTGACATCCTTGTCAATGACAATGTAGGAACTGGAAGACGCCTTGAGTTTATCAATGGCAGTGGCAACCTAACGATTGCTGGTGTTATCGAGACTGAAGGATCTGGAACCAACCTCTTCGCAGGTGATGTTGAATTGAATGGTGGAGATCTCACAGTCAACGATGGAAGCACTTTGAGATTCGGTGTAAATAACAATGGAACAATTGATCTAGGTGGAGTTGACTACTACTTCGGTCCTACGGGTGCTAGAAGATGGGAGTATGTCTCTACTGTATCTGGTGATGCTGGTGTCATGGCACCTAACATTAACTACTTCACCAAAGCATCTGGTGATCTCGTCATCAAACTTCCTACTCAGGCATCAACTGGTGACATGATGAGAATTGTAGACATTGGTGGCGCTTTGACTTATAATGTAAGATTGATCTTCAGAGCACCTGATGGTATCCCAGTTGCTGGTGATTCTACAAACACCTCAAATGCTATTCAGGGAGTCAACCTTGCTGGATATGACGGTGGTGAACTGATCGTTACCACACCTAATGCTGCATTCGGTCTTGTATATGCTGGTGCATCACTGAACAACGGTCAACCATCTGGTATTCCTAGCAACCTACAAGGTTGGTGGTTAATGGAAATCTAATTCCATATATTCTGAATAAATTTTTCCGCCAAAAATCGACGAAAAAACATGGCAACATACGGAACACTAAAAACTATGACTGCCGCCGCCATTGGCACCATCATGCCATGGGGCGGCGACTTGACTGCCATTCCTCCTGGTTGGTTAATTTGTAATGGACAGAGGATTGAAGCAGGTGACTACCCACTTTTGACTCAAATGATGGGTGATAATTATGGTGGAGATAATTTAGCTGGTACGTTTCCAAACTATAGTGGAGGAATATTCTTACCAAATATCAATCAGAGAGGACTGGTTGATATTGAAGCATCGTATTTTGATAATAGTAATGATATTGATACTACAACTGCATTAGCTGCTCTGGTAGAACAGGGCACTACTACATCTTTGATTGGTCCTGATACTGATAACTCTGCTGGTGCTCCTACTAGCGCATATACCGACATTAATTTCGCATATACACCAGAAAATGATTTTCTTGGCAAATTAACTGGTGCTACTCTAAATGATACTTTTGGTGCAAAAACAGTATATACTTCTGCTAGAAAACTTGGCAGAAAGCATACGAGTATTCATAGTCACACTGAGACTTTTGATACCATTTATCAGGGTGGATCTAGTGGATTGAAACCTGGAGCAGGTGTTGCTGCATGGGGAGAAGTTAATTATCGTATTTCTCGTGCTAACTTTGACGAACTTGATTATGGTAAGGTTCAAGCACAGTTAGAAATTCAGTATACTAGTCAGCAAGGATTTGGTGGTGGACAACCTGGAGTTTTTATCTGTAACGTTGGTGGTGAGAACCCAACATTTAACTTGAAAGCAAACGAAGTGAAAGGTTCTCCTATTGCAAACTGGTTTGGTGATGATTCTTATTTGATTTGTGCAAATCAAGGATTTCCCCCATCTTATAGTATGGACGAACAGTTCTTGAATGGTGATACTCTACTACACATGAGTGGTGGTAGCACTACTACTATTCCAGTTAGAAACTGGGACCCAGGTGCTGCTAGTAGTGGTGATGCTGTAGCGTTTACAAAAACTTTATTTAATAGAGATGCTATTAGTTTTAATCAAACTACAGGTATTGCAGGTAGAGACGTTATTATCGAACCACACCAACATGAACCATTTGAAGTATTCTTTGATCTTGCTAATCAGAGACTACCAACGACAACTAATGTTAACGTGATTTCTAATGTTGTTCCAGATAACATTGATAAAGCATTCAATGTTAATGTTAATCCCGCAACTCCATCACTAATCTGTCTGTACATCATCAGAGCATACTAATGGCAAATTACGCAAGAGAAAAATCAAAATACGGTGGTATTATTGGTAGTATTCAAGTGTATACTACAACATTGCCACTTGCAAATGATCCTTTAGATAGCACTTGGCGATCACAAATTCCCGCTGGATTTTTAAGGTGTGATGGATCTATCTTGCCCGCATCTGAGTATCCAGAACTTGCTGCATTGTTAGGTACTGGTGATGCGTCAAAGTTTAGGAAACCAGAAAAGACAATATCTGAAGATCAATTCCAATTACCTGATTTAGGATCAAAATATCTTAAGCCAGGTCTTGCGTCGGGACAGTATAGTGATCTTACACTATTGCAAACTCAAACAGAGAATTTTGCTGGAAAGAAACGTGTTGGATCTGAAGTTGATGTAACATCTAATATTGGTAATCAATCTACTATTGATTATTCTGGTAATTTTACTGTTATTGGTCAAAATGATCTTCCTTTGTTGGGAAGTACGAAATTTACCCCACCTGAAGATAAATTGATGTCAGAAGTAATCCTTGATCAAAGTAATTTCCAAGCTCATGGTCACGATGCAAACACCAGAGTTTTAAATTATACGGGTAACTTTAGGGTTGGTGCTGATGGTAAAGGTGATGGAACATTGAATGTATTTGCTGGTCACTCTCTAGAGACTTCTGGTAACCCAACTACCACTGAAACTTCCCGTCACCAACATAAAGTAGGTTGGCCAACTTCTGCAGACTATACTAACAACTTTGCATATTCATTTAACACATTTAATGTCCCTGCAGACAATTTACAGACAACTATTAATGTTTCTACTAAGACTGTAACTGAATTACCAGAGAGTATCCAACCATTTGTTCTTGTTGAATACATCATTAAATTCTAACAATGGCAGAATTAATCTACACACTTCTACCAGGGCAAGGATCTTGGGACTTTGATGGAGTAAATGATTATCTGGATGGTTGTGCTATCTATAATAGTTGTTATGGAGTTTCTGGTGCTTGTGGAACTGGAGAACTTGGTGGATTTCAAAACAACGTTGGTACAAAGCATCTAAGTTTTGGTACATTTGGCAGTACCTTCTACGTTGTCAACAGGTCTGCTCAATGGTTGATGAATACTACCTCTATGGAGTACATGATCATTGATGTTATTGTTGGTGATGATTATAATGGTGGAGAGAGACCTAACAATAATGGAGAATCTCTATATCTTAAGTGTTCTAGTGGTGGTAGCACTGCACCAACACTTGTCGCATATTCTGGTAGAGATGGTGGATATACATTTCCAGATGTTCAGGGTGGCGGAAATTGGTTTACTGTAACTGTACAAATTCCTGCTGCAAATCGTGGATTATTCTTGTGGGAGTTTTATGCTTATAGTGTCGCTCAACCAGAATTTGCTGGTAGTGGTGGTGTATATGAACAGAATGTAAATGCTGGTGATAGATATGCTATTTCTAGAATACGTATCTATGGTGAGGTTCCAACACATATTCAATATTTCCGTGCAAATGATGATTACCCTACCCATAGTATTATTCCTGGGGATCCAATAACATTTACTTGGAGCACACAATTAGGAAATTTCCAAGGGGCTACTAGTGGACAGATTTACCTTGTAAATGGTGGCACAGAGACGCAAATTTATTCTATTCCATCTGGAAGTCTTTTGAGTGGTAGTTATACTCTAAACCCTGGTCCATCAGCAGAGACAACATATAGATTAAAAGTTAATGGTAATTCTGGCATATTAACCAGAGACATTACCATTAAAATGCTGGTCCCTGATAATGACCCAGACCCAGTTACTTTTTCTTCCATCACAGAAGCAGAACTGGGACAAGTATATTCTAGTAATGTAGTAACAATTAGTGGATTAGAAGTTGCTGTTCCTGTTTCTGTTACTAATGGAGCACAGATGTCCATTAATGGTGGTGGTTTTACTACAACTGCTGGAACAATTGGTAACGGACAGAGTTTACAATTAAGGATGCAGTCATCTGCATTGTTTGCAACGCTAAAAACTGCATCAGTAACAATTGGTAGTTATACCACTACATTCAAGATTACAACTAAATCTGAACCTGCACAAATACCAAACACATTTACATTTAATGACGTTATAGATGCTCCATTGCAATCTTATGTGCAGAGCAATGAAGTTACTATTACTGGAATTACTACTGACGCTATTGTAACCGCTCCTAGTGCAGTTTTATTTGGTTTTGAGAGTAGAGTTAATGATGGAACTGGGTGGGGACCATGGAATGCAGATCCTAAAACTATTGCAAATGGACAGAAGTTGCAATTAAGAGTTCTTACTAGTGATATTTTAGGAGATACGAAGACTACAACTATTACGGTTGGTGCAGGTGCTCCTGCATCGTGGAGTGTCACTAATCAAACTGTATCTGATAGTGTACCAGACTACTTTGAATTTACTGATGCGGTAGACCAACCACCATCAACTCCAATTGACAGCAATACACTTACTATTACAGGTATTAATGTTCCAACATTAGTATCAACATCAAATGGTGCTACTATTTCTGTCGATGGTGGACCATATAATCCATCTCCTGTAACTATTACTAATAATCAGACAATATCAGTTCGTCTAACATCTAGTCCTGATCCTGCTGGTCAAGTAGAAACAACTGTCACGATTGGTAATTCTGTCAATGCAAGTCTATCAGACACATGGAGAATTACTACAACTACATCTGGTGATATTATACCTGATCCATTCTACTTTATTGATAAAGACGATCAAGTCCCTAATACATATGTTGAGAGTAATACTATTATAATCCAAGGTATTACATCACCATCTCCATTTAATGTTACCAATGGTCAAGCATCTGTTAATGGTGGTGCATGGGCATTTACAGGTAATGTAAGTAATGGAGATACTGTAAAACTTAGAATGATAAGTCCAGCAGTAGTAAGTACAGATAAAACCGTTAGTATTACAATAGGATAATGGCAGTCGTTAATATTACTTGGAGCACTACTCAAAGTGGCGTATCATCTGGAGGATGGGTCATTTCTGACAATGGAAATGGTGCAGGAACTAGACTTAGGTTCAACTTAGAAAGATCAAGTAACTGCGGTGGATCTAATAGTAGCACACAATCTGGTACAGCAACTGCAACTATTATTCCTGGACCTAATTATGATATGTCAGTCGCACTTGCTGGAAGAGGTGAGGCACAAGACCCTGGATATGAAGCAATTACATTGTCTGTTTCTGGACCAGAAATTAGTGGTGTGATTTATACTGCGGCAGCGTCAGGTGGTGGACAAGGTTGTGGAACTGCTCCTGTAACTATTACACAGAATCAACCTGGACCATTCTATCTTCCTGCTGGAACTACCAATACATTAACAGTAGATTTTACAACCAGAGATAGTTTATTTCATGATGAGTCTTGTTTTTATCAAGTTGACTTGTCATTTGTAGCAGTTGATCCACCAACTAATATTCAATATTTTAGAGCAAATGATGATTCACCATCTACTACTATTACAAGAGGAGATCCTTGCACGTTAACATATGAAACACTGTGGAATGGTCAAACATCCGCATACACTGCTAGTATTGACCAAGGCATTGGAGATGTAACTTTAATTCCTGGATGTACTATTGATTCTGGAACTATTCCTCTTGTACCAGCTCCAACAACAGATATTACATATAGATTATCAATCACTGGATCTACAGGTCCACTAACTCAGGATGTCAGTGTTATTGTAGAAGCACCTGATAATGAACCAGACCAATTTACCTTTGCATCTATTGTTAATGCTGAATTGTCACAAGAATATGAGTCTGAAGAAATTACAATCAGTGGATTAGCAGTATGTCAAGATGCATTTGCAACAAATGGTGCCACTTTTTCTATTAATGGAGGTGCTTACTCCACTGATACACGAACAGTATGTGATGGTGACACAATTAGACTAAAGATGGTCTCCTCTGCTACAAATGCAACGTTAAAAACAACAGAAATGACCGTTGGTGCCACATCAGCACCATGGAATATTACAACAAAATCTCTTGGTAATAATGTTCCAAATGATTTTGAATTTATTGATGTTATTGATGCTCCAATCCTTAGTTATGTTGAGAGTAATACTGTAACTATTACTGGTATTACTGGTGATACTAGTGTTACTGCACCAAGTAATCCAGAGTTTGAAAGCAGAATTAATGATGGTATTTCATGGGGAGCATGGAGTAATGGTGCTAAGTCAATGTTTAATGGTCAACAAATACAGTTGAGAGTCTTTACAAGTGATATTCTTGGTGATGCAAAAACTACAACTATTACAGTTGGTGATGGTGCTGCAAGAGAGTGGACTGTAACCAATGTCACCGTAGCAGATGATAACCCTGATTTCTTTGATTTCCTTGATAAAATCAATCAACCCGCAGATAGTTTAGTTGAGAGTGAATATGTAACTATCTCAGGAATTAATGTTCCCACTAATATTGTCTGTACCAATCCTCTCGCTGAAATTATTATATTTGATCCTATCAGTGGTGCAACAACATTATATGGACCATCTACAACAGTTATTAACAATCAGCAAGTAAAAATTAGGTTGAGATCTAGTCCTGACCCTGGTGGTGAGGTAAATACTAATGTCACCATTGGAAACAGTGTACTGACATCATTGAGTGACATTTGGAGAGTATTTACCACAACTGCTGGTGATATTATACCAAATGCATTTTACTTTGTTGATAAGACTGATCAACCACCAAGCACCTATATCAGTAGTAATACTGTTTTGATTTCGGGTATTACATCTCCATCTCCAATTACTATTACAAATGGAGAGTTTAGAATCAATGGTGGTAGCTGGATTACATCTAGCAACATTAACAATGGTGAAACGTTGCAGTTGAGAATTCTTACTGCACCTACATTATCTACGCCCAAAACCATGAGCATTACGATAGGATAATGGCAACTCAGACATACGAATTTACTACACCTGGAACTCATACATTTTTGTTTCCAGCAAATGCTACTAACGTCAGTTTTATACTTCGTGGTGCGAAAGGTGGTAATGCTTTGGGTGGAACTTATGTTGACCCTAGAAAACCATTAACTGCATCTCCACCACAAACTGCACCTCAAGGGCAGTATATGACTGGAAGTTTGGATCCTGGAGTTATTGGTGGTCAAACTATTACTGTTTACCTTGGTGATGACGGATTAGTGGGAACTAGTAATTATGGATATGATGCTGGTGCTGCAGGTGGTAGTGGTTATTATGATGGTGGACCTGGAGGTCAAGCGCCAGGTGCAGAAACATGGGTAACTGCTGGTGGTGGATCTGGTGGTGGCGGAGCATCCGCTCTAGTTGCTGTTGATCTTGGTACTGTTATTGCTGTTGCTGGTGGTAGTGGAGGATGTGGTGGTAGTGCTGTTGATTATGGTGGACAAGTTCCTGCATATAGAACTGATCTTACTACTAACTTTACTGGTGGTGGTATTGGAGGTTTTGGTGGTAATGGTAGCACTTCTGCTAATGGTGGATCTGGTGGAGGTGGTGGTGGAGTACCTAAAGGTAATGGTGGTGGTGCTCAGTTTGCAGGTAATCATATTCCTGGAGCAGCAGGTCAAGGTGGAGGAGGATATTATAATGATCTAGCAGTTCCAACTTGTGCTATTGTTGATGAATCAAACATCCCTGAAAATAGAGATGATGGTTATTTTTATATTTCATATGATTCTGGTGACCCACCAACAATTCAGTTTGAATCTAACCCTGCTGTAATTATTCAAGGCGAAGGATCTACTACATTATCGTGGCAAGTTACTGCTGCTCCTGGAGATGAACCTACTAGTATTACTCTAAATGGTGCTGCTATTCCTGCTACAGGCACACAAGTTGTAGCTCCTACAACATCAACAGATTATACAATCACCGCTATTGGTCCTGGTGGAACAACTACTGATACCATTAGAGTTGTAGTTATTGTACGCGAAGATCCTGGTGACACTGTGATAACAACAACATATAATGTTATCTCAGTACACCGTTACTATAATGCAACAACTGGTGATCATTTCTGTGATGAAGCAGGAGATCCTCCAAATGCAGTAACTTATCCTGGATATGTAGATCAAGGAGAAATTTGTAAAGCATTTAGTGTAGCAACTGGACAACCACCTCTCACTGTTCCTCTTGTCGATAATGATGATGGAGATGCATTGGGTGGTCCTAAACCATACAGTGGTGTGATTGGATATGTGTATCCTAATTTGGTAAATGGACTAACTGCAGCACAGTTAGCAACTTTACCTGTGGGAGTTAAAACAATATATGGATGGACAAATGGTGCAGATACTATGTGGTCTGTAGTTTCAACTGGAGAATGGGTATACACTACTAATGCACTTTTCACTGATCCTGACGGTGTTATTTTCTATGCACCAATATCTGGATATAGTTTTGACACCATCATTCCAAACCCACAAACTACCTTTACCTATGGTGTAGGAAATCATACTGTTTCTATTCCAGCAGGATCAGAAAATGCATTCTTAACTATTGCTGCTGGTCGTGGTGGATCTGGTGGATCTGATGCTGGTGGTGGAGGATGTGGTGGTGCTGGTGGTAGAGTACAAGTATTAGAAATTTTACCACCAGCTAATACTTTAACAGTTAGTTTACAGATTGGTGGACAGGGAGGCAATGGTGCCTCTGGATCTCCTGGAAACAAACCTGGCGGTAGTGGTGGTAGCGGTGGTGCTGCTTCTGGTGGAGCAGGTGGAAGAGATAGTCAAGGCGGTGGATGGTCAGGATCTGGTGGCGGTGGTGGCGCTGCAAGTGGAGCATCTCTAGGTGGAACCTGGATTGCTGTGTCTGGTGGAGGCGGCGGTGGCGGCGGCGGTTCCTGGGAACGCAGCTGCACTAATGG